ACAGTTTACTGGAACAAAGAATAAATCTTTAATAAAGCACAAATGTGGATTTATTTTTTCTAAAAGAATTTTTGAGCTTGGAAGAGGTTGTCCAAAATGTTATCGTAAAATGTCCTTATTAGAATAGAAAGTAAAAAATTTCTTAGCTGAAAACAAATACAATTTTGTTTGTCAAAAAAGATACGAAGATTTAAAACCTTTTAGCTTTGATTTTTGTGTCTTTACAAAAAATAAAAAAGAAATTTTAATTGAAGTTCAAGGGCAGCAACATTATTATACTGTAAATGATGCCTATTTAGGTACAATAGAAGATTAGAAAAGAAGAGATACTATAAAAAGAGAATATTGTCTAGCTAACAATATACCTCTAATTGAAGTTCCTTATTGGGAAATAGAAAACCTAAATTATCTTAAACTAAAGCTCAACGACTATCTCAATAGAGAGTAAATATTAAAAAGTAATATTGAAGTGATATTTGAAAAAGATATAGTCTAAAATGTCTAAAAATAGACATTTTTAATGCGATTGCAAACTCGGCTGGTATGAGCTTTGAAACAACATCGGCGTTCTTGACACAAATGATAGAAACGACCCAAGAGGCCCCTTGAAACATTTCATGAGTCAGTCTCATGAATAAACTCAAATGCTTGACTTTTAGTCTCCTTTATGATATAATTATATTAATAGAAGAAATTCTATTAATATTTTATTAAAAAGGAGTGTTGCGAAATGGATTTTGGATATATTTATTATTCAAAGAATGAAATTAATGGTAAAATGTACATAGGTAAAATTACTACAAGAAGCTTGCACTGGGAAAATGATTATAAAGGTAGTGGAATAGATTTACAAAAAACACTAAAAGAATATGGAACAAAGAATTTTTCTATTCATTTTCTGGCGGCCGCACAAAGTAGTGAAGAATTAACCAGATTAGAAAAATACTATTTAACGTATTATAAGATTCCAAATGAGAAATTTTATAATAAAAACCTTGCAACTTCAAATAGCGACCAGTCAAATTATTATAATAAAAATAATCAAAAAGGAATAAATCTAAGAGATGTTATTTGTTATAATTTGAAAGACAACTCTTTAACAATCTTTAACAATTTTACTGCTTTTTGTAAGGAACATAATATGATAAGAGGAAATATTTTTAATGTTATCTCTGGACAGAGAATTACACATAAAGATTGTATATTTTGGTATAAAGATTATCCTCTTTCAGAAGATGGAATTAATTGGATTGTTAACTATAAAAATAAGACTAATTATAAAACAAAGTATATAAAAATTGATGAAGTCAAAGAAGAATTAAAAAGTAATTATAATTTAGCCAACAATAAAGATATAGATTTTAAATTTAATGGTTATTATATAGAAGACAATAAAGAACTGACGCTAAATTGGGAAGAAATAAATAGTGAGGAAATAGAAAGATTAATTGACAAAGAAGGAACTGCACCAAAAGAAGAAGAGACGATAGGAAAATTAGAGTTAAATAAAGAAATAGATAATAAATTTGAATTGCCAAGAGACAGTGAATTCGTAATTGTTGGCAATGGAAAAACTTTATACTTTAATTATGATGAAATAAATATTTTAACAAAACTATACACAGACATAAATCCAAGAATTTTAAGACAAGCATTAAATCGAAAGCAGAGAACAGTAATGAATAAACAATATTCAATCGTTTACTCATAAAATTTCAGGGTCTATAATAAGCAATTATTATAGTAGAATATAATGAATTGACGAGAAAATCCTTAGAGCTCTTACTACTAAACCGTCTTAGTGATAGGGCGGCGGCAAGTCTAATCAGCTTGGTAAAGTAAAAAAGTAAGAGATTGGATAACTCGCAGCGAAGTTGCTTAGAATTCTAAGTAAAACGTCCAACGACTATCAGGATTGGCTCTGATAGGTATCAAGTGATACCGAAGTATTATACTTCCTTTTTAGAGAAAAGGAAGAAGATATAGTCTATTCTATAGGGAAAGCCTATAGCAGTTTAATAAACGGGATGGAATAACGAACCATCTGAATGGAAAGGAAAACATCAAACTGGTGTCAATACAGCATAATTCATAATCTGTATTGAATAAAACTCTTTCTAATTGACTTGGACATCCAGAAGTGGATAACAGGGCGGAAGCTCATCGAGAGTCTCGAATAAGCACCGTGAACGACTGAATGAAAGAGACCCATAATAATGGGTGTGCGACAGTCTCAACTTTAGTATAACAAAAGAAGCTAAAGGCACATAATGTGCAGAATTATAATTTTTAATAAGCTAATATTTTAGGAGGACTAAAACATGATTTATGAACGCAATTCAAATGTATTTGAAAAGATTGATTCAGAAGAAAAAGCTTATTGGCTTGGCTTTTTGTATGCCGATGGTTATGTTGACCCAGAACGAGGCGAAATAATTCTTGGACTGGCAGACAAAGATAAAGAACATATAGTAAAATTTCAACAATTTTTAGAAACTAATGCTCCATATAAAGATAAAATTAATAATCAAAATAAGCCTTATCGTTTTTTTAGATTATATGATTATAAGATATGTAAAGATTTGGAAAAGCAAGGCTTATATAGAAAAAAATCATTAACATTAACTCCTCAAATGGAGATGTCTGATGATTTATTAATACACTGGAGTAGAGGCCTATTTGATGGAGATGGAAGTATTTATCCTCAAAAAAATAGTGTTAATTCTGTTAAATATCGTATTAATTTAATAAGCACAGAAAGTATATTAAAATACGTTATGAATTTATGGCAAATTAATAAAAAATTAGATAAAAATAACAGTGTTCCAAAATTTGTTGTAGCAGGAAAAAGAGAAGTAAATAAAATTCTTCATATGCTATATGATGATTCGCATATTTATTTAGATAGAAAATATCTATTGGCACAAAAAGCGATAGCAGAAAATTTATAATTTGAAGATAATGCGGTACGGCTAATCATTAACCCTAATATATTGTGAAGTATATTTGAAACCTCCTTAATTGCTGGGAAATCTTATTATGATATAACGTAATTAATTTGATTTTTATAATAAATTGTGATATAATTATATTATAAAAGATAATCAGCAGCCAAGTAATGAAGAGGAAAGTATGATTGGTATTTATATAATAAGAAGCTAAATTATACCAATTTCTCTAATTAAAGGTTCAAAGACTAACGGCTGAAATGCTGATAGAGGTAAGCGAATGACCTCGAAATGGGAGGCTCTTGCTTTAAAGCAAGATGAAGATATAGTCTGATCTTTATGGAGACATAAAGAAAACCCTCATTGGGTCTTTATAAAAATTGCGATTTTATAAAGGAACATGAATGAATGAAAACGATAATAGCCCGTTTTACAGAATTGTCTGAAAACGTCTCAGCAGAAGATTCTGAATTTGATGATTTAGACTACAATGATGTAGATACGGCATTAAAATCTGTAGGTATCTCATTAAAAGATGCCACAGGACAATTTAGGGATTTGGACGATGTATTTTTAGAGTTAAGTTCTAAATGGAGTACATTGGACCGTAATACCCAGAGATATATGGAAACCATTAGATACAAATACCAGATATCCACTGTAAATTAATTGACTTTTTAGAAAAATCGTAGTATAATATAATTAAAGAAATAAAAAATGTTTCTTTAAAAATATTAAACTTTAGGAGGATTTTTTTAAGATGAAAGATTTGCAGGTGAAAAGAGTTATTTGGAATGAGAAAGAAACTCAATATTTTTTATTTAGTAATGGAGATTTATACAATGCAAATACGCATCGAATCTCACAAGGCACTATAAATAATAATTATCTGCGTTATACTATTAATATTGAAGGGAAAGACATTGGCATTTATAAGCATCAACTGCTGGCACAGTTTTTTATTCCCAATCCAGAAAATAAACCATTTGTTAATCATATAAATGGTTGTACGCAAGATAATAACTTGGAAAATTTAGAATGGGTGACGCAACAAGAAAATTGTAATAAAAAGGTTAATCCGCCACAGAAAAAGCCAGAAGTTATTTTTACGCAAGAAGAACTGGATAATGAAATTTGGAAACCTTTTAGAAAAACACATTATGAAATTTCTAATTTAGGCAGAGCAAAAAATCTTATAACGGGAAGAATTGCTATGGGAAGTATTAATAAAAATAGCGGCTATCTTCGTTTTACATACACAGATGAAGACGGAAAAAGAAATGAAATGCAAATGCACAGAGCTGTTTATGAGGCTTTTCATCCCGATGAAAAGATAGATGTTATTAATCATATTGATAGTAATCGAAGCAATAATAAATTAAGTAATTTAGAAAATATTTCTCAGTCAGAAAACGTAATAAAAAGTTATTATGATACAAAAACAAAGAAAACCTTTATTACTGGACAATATGATTTAAATATGAACTTAATTAATGTTTATCCAAGTCAGAGTGCGGCCGCCCAGGCAATAAATTTAAAATATCCTACAAATATTAGACAAGCAGTAAATACAGGACAGCAAAGTCATGGCTATTACTGGAGAAGATTAAGCGTAGAAGAATATAATGAGTTTCTAAAAAATAAAGAAAGTTGATATGTATCTTAACCCATTGAATTGCGGGAATCTCCTTTAAAATAACACAACCAAACAATTCTAAGAATTGCGGCGAAGGTAATGACTAAGGTATGGTAATATCGTGTTATTTTGGACAATCCGCAGCGAATTTATTTATTTTTTAGTGAATAAAACGTTCAACGACTATCGAAATTATAAGTAGAGTAGATTTTTAGAAATCGAAGTAGTGGGGAGTTAGTTATTAACTCATGATATAGTCTAGCTATTATTGAAAGATAATAGAAAAACTGATAGCAACTACTGCGGCCGGTTCTCGTTAAAATGCTGGCGAAGTGTACGGCCTTAAACAACACAATTCTTTCAAATGCTGGGACATCTTAAAGTCCATTATACCACAGCACAAAGAGAAATCTTAAATGCGAAGGTTCTAAAAAATAATGGGATTTATAGGATACTATAAAATAGACAATCAGCATCCAAGCACCGCTAAGGTGAAGGTTCACAGACTTAAAAGAGAATTACTAATAGTAAATTATATAGTCGAGCTTTATTGAAAAATAAAAGGAAGTGATTTAATATGTATAAAACAATTATGATTAATGAGTAGATAACAGAATATTTAATTTTTGATGATGGGCGTTTATTTAATAAAAAGACAAATCATTATTTAAAAGGAAGCATTAGTTCAACTGGTTATAGAACTTATTAGCTAACAGTTAAGGGCAAATACTATAATATGCTTGCTCATAGATTAGTAGCGGAATATTTTTTAGACAATAAAAATAATTTGCCTTATGTTTATCATAAGGACGGTAATCGTCTTAATAATCATAAAAATAATTTAGAATGGGTTAGCTTTTCTGAAAATTCAATAGAAGCCTATGCGACTGGCCGCAGAACGTCTCATGCTACTAAACAATATATTACAGAAGAAGAATTAATTAATAAAGAGTGGAGACAAATTGAACAAACTCAATATTATGTTTCTGAGTATGGAGATGTTTATAATTCTAATACGAAAGCAAAATTAAGACCAAAGAAAGATGGCTATTTACGCTATTCAATTTTTATTGATAATGAAATTAAAATAATTCCTGCTCATATTTTAGTTTATAAAGCTTTTATTAATAAGGAAATTAATAATGAAATAGACCATATAGATGGTAATAAACTAAATAATCACTATACCAACTTAAAAGATATATCTCATTCTGAAAATATGATTAATGCAATGAATAATGGTCATAGAAATAAAATAGCGGTAGAGCAAATTGATGAGAATGGAAATATTGTTAAAATTTTCCCATCTATAGCGGCCGCTGCAAAAGAAATGAAATGTCAACCTGCTCTAATAAGAAGGGCAATAAAAAACAAAAACAAAACTCACAATTACTATTGGAAAAAACATATTAAATAATCTACTTGCAGCAAAGTAGATTCTTAGCTTAAAATTTAAGGCTACAATATTTGAATTGCTGGAAACTCCTTAGAGCCTAATAAACTACAACATAAAAAGAAATTTTAAGTGTGATAGTTTAAAAATTATTAGGATTGGACAATCAGCAGCCAAGCATCGTTAAGATGAAGGTTCAACGGTCATTACGTAGGAATAAGCATTCCGAAGCGGAGAATTTCTGGAAAGATAAGATATGACCTTTTCTTATAGGAAACTATAAGCCATATTGGAAAGTTATTTAGCGAATAGCTTTAAAAATAAAAGTTAATGGAAGATTACGATAGAACAGTGGAACTTGTTGAAACAGCACAAAATTCTGCTGGTAAATCTTCTGAACAATTTGCAAAATACCAAGATACGCTTGAAAATAAAGTTAATAAGTTAAGTGTTGCTTGGGAAAAATTAAGACAGAAATTTGTTAGCTCAGATATATTTAAAAATGCGATTTCGGGTATCACCGATTTAGTTAATAAATTAAATGATTTAGATGTTAAAGATTTTGTCATTTTGGGTACTGTTTTCTTTACTCTCGGTAAATCAGCAGCTAAACAGTTTGTCAAAGGATTAGAGTCATCTTCAAATGCCATAGTTAAAGGGGTTAATTATGTTGGACAAAAAGCTGCCACTTTAATTGGCGAAAAAGTTGGCAATGGAAAGATAGGAACAAAAATAAAGTCTAAAACAAGTGAACTTATAAGTAATTCTAAGGTAGCTTAGACAATAAAGAAAAAAACAAATTGGACCGAGGCTAAAGACTGGGCTGATGAGTTCGATACTGCAGAACTTAATAAGGAATTAGCGGAGACACAGGCAAACATAGATAAACTTAAAAGTGAAATTATTAAACCAAGAACTGATACAAAAGAAGCTGAAAAAGATTTAAAAAAGTTAGAAAAAGAAATTAATAAGCTGAATGAAGAAAAAGCCACCGTCACTGTAGAAATGGTTCAGGAAGCAAACGCAAATCTTGGTGGAGAAGATATTTCTGATGCAGAAGCACAAAAAGTTGCTAGTTATATGGAGAATAAGAAAGGTGCTAAAACACTTTCCAGTGCTAAAAATATTCAAGTTGCAAAACAGGCTGGAAAACAAATGGGACAAGCATTTGGTACTGCTTTGACTATGGGTATCACGGCGGCTATTACTGAAGATGACCCGATGGCTGCTTTTAAGGAAACTCTTGTTTCTTCAATGGTAGCATTAATACCTATGATTATTTCAATTGCAACTGAACTTGGTACATCTTTTGGATCATACTTAACTGCAGGATTAGCTGCAACTGGTGTTGGAGCAGCAATTGTTTTGATAGTTGCACTATTGGCACTCGCTGTTGTAGGAATAAAAAAATTATATTCTAATTGGAAAAAAAATAAATAGATAACTGAACTAAATAGTTCAGAGTTAATGAAGCAATAGAAAATTATAGAAGAACTAACTGAGGCACAGGAAGATTTAGAAACAGCGACACAAGAAGCTCAATCTGTCGCATCAGAGGAAAAATCAACTTATACTTCATTAAAGAGTGGAAAGGAAGCTTTAGAAGAATATAGAGATAAGGTTTCTTTGACCGCAGATGAATTACAAGAATATCAAGATAAGCAAAATGAATTAGCAGAATCTTTCCCTGAACTAATTGATTATTACGATGAGCAAGGCAATGCTATAATGAAGCTTAGTGATGCTTGGGATAGTGCTATAAAGAAATAGGCTCAATATTACGCCGAAGCAGAGCAGACTGCAGCAGAGGCTTCTTTTGCAGAAAATGTTAATAATTATACCTTATTACAAGCAACAGTTGCAGAGGAAAATGCTCAAAGAGAGAATGTTAAAAAAGAAGAAAACGAAATACAATTAAAACATTATTCTACGATGATTAATATAAAGAAGACATTAAAGAAAGTAAAAAGTGGAACTGATGCTGATGCTACTGAACTGGCAAATGCTTTATACTATATACTACAAGATTATAGAGGTTCAAATACAACAATTCAGGCTGCCAAAAATGCAGATTCGGTTGAAAGTATGCTCACAGAACTTAAGGAACTTGATGGTGCTGGAAAGACAGCAATGGAATCCTTTATTCGTGAATACTATAATACTCTTACTGATGAAGACCTTATTGAATACACTTCCACAGAATTAAATGACGCATATGATTCTCTTAAAGAAAGTTGGGGAGACGTATTACAATCTCAATTAATGGTTAGTGATGACTTTTTATCTCAGTCTGAAAACGTTTAGGACGTAATGGAACAATATCTTAAAACTAGCACTTCTTTAGGAGACATTGACTATGCTAAGATGCAAGAAGATTTCTATAATTCTGACATAGGTAAGGGCTATTATACAAAAAAAGATGATGGTACTTACGAATTAAAAGATGCAACTTTGGCGGAAGAAGCAAATACTGCTCTTGTTAATTATTTTGATACTTTCTTTGAAAGCACAGAAGAAGGAGCAAAAGCAGTAGAAGAAACTTTAAGTGCTTTTTCAGAAGATACTACACAAACAATAGAAAATCTTTATTCTCAATTTAGCACAAGTGCAAAAAATGAATTAGATAGAATTAATCTTATTAAAGAATTAAACGTTAATGATGCAATAAAAGACGCATTATATCAGCTACAAGAAGATAATATAGAAACATATAACGAAAATATTCAAGCCTTAGCAGACTATACTGGAGAAGGATTGGCTGAAGGAGAAGGCGGCATTAAGATTGGTGCTGGTCAATTTACTAAGATGTTTGAACAGTGGTCAACAGCTGCACAGTCAAGCATTATAAGTATGATGAGTAATTTCTCTGAAAATAAGAAGACATGGTTCTTACAGGGACTTACTGACTTAGGCTTAGATGATAATGATATAAGCGAAGCGTTAGAATTCGATTGGAGTAGCGTGACGCTATTTAATAAAGATGAAATGAAAGAGCAATTTATAGATGCTCTACCAAGTAATTACACCAACCAAGAAAAACAAGAAATAGCAAATAAAGTATTTGGTTTCATGGACAATCTTGGAGAAATGGCTACTATTCCAACAAGTTTTGAAGATTATAAGAGTCAGCTTGAATCTTGGATAAGTGATACAGCAAGTAATTATAGTTCCGCTATTAGTGCTTATAAGAGTGCGGCAACAAGTCAGATAGAGAATGGCTATGTTGATTATGACTCCTTATCTTCTTTACAATCTTCTTTAAGTGAAATTGGTTTAAATGTTTCAGATTATGTAGATGCTAATTTACAATTAGATACAGATGCTCTTAAAGCTTCATTAGAAGAGCAAATAACTAATCAAGCAAGTGTGAATGATGAGGTAAAGACAGAAATTGAAAATAGAATTGCAGATCTGAAATTAATGAAATCTCAGGCAGAATCCATAGGAAAGCAAGTTAAATATCAAACTTTACTTAACAAAATAACAATGAACGCAGAGGACTATCAAGATGTTGCACAAGTACAAGCAGAACTTGATTTAATAACAACAGATAATTCAGTTGATACTTCTGCAATAGACGATCAAATTGAATATTATACTGAATATTTAGAACAATTAGATAGTGATGATACTGTAAAAGCACAGGAATTATTGGCTACTGCTTTATATCAACAAGTAGAAAGCACAGCAGATGAAATAGCTGATACAGTAGAGGATAAATCTGATGAAATTGAAGATGCTTTAGAAGCTATTGAAGAAGCAGAGCAAGATGTAATTGATAAAACAAAAGAACTTCAAGAAGCATATCAGGGTTCAGATTGGTATAAGAGTGCAGTTGATTAGCTGTATAATTATACTACTGCTTTGGATTATGTTGCTGATAAAATTAGTGATTTTAAAGATACTCTTGATGATTTAAGTGCTGATGATAATATTACTGAAAATTTAAATGGATATTTAGAGAATATTAAGAAATATAATACAATTTCAGAAGCAGAGAAAAAAGTTCTTGAACAAGCTAATCAGTCAATTGTTGATGGACTTGACAATACCTTAACTAAAGAATTACAGGCTCTTAGCGAAAAATATAGTGATTATAAGATTGATACAAATGTTTCTGATTATTACACTTATGATGAATATAGCGGAACTTATATGGTTAATAGTAATGCACTGGCCGCCGCGAAGATGTCAGATACCATTAAGAAAGAAATCGAAACACAAGTTCAGCAGTTAAATAGTAATTTAAGTTCAATAAACGATATAAATGAAAATGTAAAGAAATATGAGTAGGAATTAGAAGATTTACAAGAAACAGCATTAAACAATCAAGTTGCTCTTGAAGATGAAGTAATTTCAACTTTAAAGCAAAAGTATCAAGAAGAAATTGATAATGCTAAAGATAAATATCAAGCATTAGAAGATGCTAATGATGAATATCTTGAAGCTTTACAAGATGCAATTCAGAAAGAAAGAGATTTAAGAAGTGAACAGGATAGTTGGGACGACTTAGCTAAGAAAGAAAAGAAACTATCTTTAATTTCAAGAGATACTTCTGGAGCAAATCAATCTGATATTCAAAGTTTACAAGATGAAATTGATAGCGATAGACAAACATTATTAGATGATACTGTCGATAATATTCTTGAAACAATGAAAGAACAATATGAAACACAGAAGGAACAAAATGATACTCAAATAGAAATTCTTGAAAATCTTCATAGCGACGAAGCAATCACAAAAGAAGCTGTAAGTCTTATCGCAAGTTGGCAAACAACAGATGATATGATATTGTGGATGACTCAAAATTCAACAGAATATGAAACTTGGTCTGATTCTAAATATCAGCAGATGGTTGAGTCTTGGGAAAAAGAATTCTTAGAAAAACAAGCAGCAGATGAAATATTACAGACAGATTTATTATCTCAGACTAGAACAGACGCGGAAGAAGTTGAACAAATATATGAAGCTTATGACCAAACAGCAACAACTCAGATAACAACTGCTATTGGAGACGATATAGATACTGTTTCTACAGAAATTAGTGATGCTAAAGATGCTTTAGAACAAGCACAAAAAACATTAATAGAAAAGCAAGAAGCTTATAATGAGTTAATAACTAATATTGATCAAAATGTTGCGGATATAGCAAATGGAAGTGCCGCAGACTCTGAGAGTTCTGATGATTCTGCAATAGATACAAGACTTAAATATTTCCAAACACAATACGATGCGGCACAAAAAGCTGGTAATAGCAATTGGGCAACTTAGATTACTAATTAGGCATATAAAGAAGGTTATACTATAAATGAGGATGGCGTTTTTTAGAGAGGAGCAAGTTCAGAAACTAATAGCAACCTTTTTGTTAGTGAAACTGGAAACGAGATAAGTGCTGCAGAAGCTGTAAAGAAAGTTAAAAATGCAACTAATAAAAATACAACAACTAATACAACAACTACAAATACAACTAATAAAAGTGATAGTACAATAAGCGGATTTGATATTTCACAACCTGACCAATTATATTAGCTCTTAAAAAATCAAAACGATGATAAAACAACACACTCTTCGGCAACAGAAGGCAAAAATTCTCTGATAACAATAACATGGCAACCATCAGGAGACATAGAACAAGCAATCGCAAACGGTGAAATAGAAGGTGGCGGAGAAGTTGAGCCAATCCATTGGACAGGAATTACATGGTTGAATGGTCTGACAGAAAGAACGGAGAGATTGAAAGAATTATTACAAGAAAGATTTGGAAATTATGTTTCCTTTTCAGATCCAAAGCAATATAAAACAGGCGGCCTTGTTGACTACACTGGTCCAGCATGGGTAGATGGTACAAAAACCAAGCCAGAAGCTTTCCTCTCAGCATCAGACACTCAACGTATAGGAGAAGCCGCAGAACTTCTTGCTAATATTCCAATACTCAACTCAACATCAACTTCAGCAACCAGTCTTGCCACAAACGTTGGAGATACAACAATTGAAGTTCACATTAATATAGAAGAAATCTCATCAGATTACGATGTAGATTCAATGATTGATAGAGTTAAACAAGACATTGTAGATGTTTCTAATCCAATAGGAACACAAGTAATGTTGTCGAAATAAAGAGAAGATTGAGAGTTCTCTATGAGGACTCTCATCTTCCTATAGATGAGGTGAAATGATGAGACAGATAAAGGATTTTGTTGGTTTTAGATTTGGTAATGTCCATTCAAGTGAACTTAACTTATTAGTAGTATCTTCCAGTGATAGATATGAAAAGAATTTACTTCCAGATCCAACAGATTATACAACTGAAATCCCAGGTTCAGATGGAACTTATTACTTTGGACAAACCTACAAAGACAGAACTTTTACTGTTAATGTTGCTTTTGATAGAGTAAGTGAACCAATCTTTAGAAAAATTTCTTAGTTATTTGCTAATGATAAACTTCAAGATTTAGTTTTCGATGAAATGCCTTTTAAAACTTATAAAGCAAAAATTAAATCTAATCCAGACTTTAAATTCATTTGTTTTACAGATAGAGATACTGGAGAACGAGTTTATAAAGGAGAAGGAACTTTAGTATTTATTTGCTATTTTCCTTACGCTTTTGGATTTAATAAGTACGTTGTAAGAGCGGCAGACTTCTATAAGTGTGCTCAGCCGAAAGACATTATCATTAATAAACTTGAAGATAATCCATATAGAAAAAAGAAAAAACCAAAGTTTTGGCCTGCTATTATAAAAGACCATTATAACGTTGAATATAATATGAGAACTCCTTGGAAGGGCGGCTACCCTACAATAGAACAAGTTCAATGGGGAGAGCTTTATTTTAAAGGGCCAGAAGACTCTGAGAAAAAAATGATTATTGACGTGCGTAATTATTGGAAGAATATTCCAGAATGGCAGGGAACAGCAAAGTTATTAACAACTCCTACTCTTGATTATGACCAAGAATTGATTTTTGCACCGCAGTTTTCAAAGTGCAAGTTTATTAATATGGACACTGGTTATTATACTGAAAATGATATGATGGGTAGTAGAATTTTAGTTTATAATCCAGGTGATTTACCAATTGAATTTGAGCTAAGAATGGAAGAGAATAAGAGAACTTTCTGGTCTTCAAGAATGGGCAATGGTTTTAGAATTAGTCGCTTTAATGTTGAAAGATTATCTATTGAACAAGCAGTAGATTGGACTGGATTAACAACATTAGAACAAGTAGATGATAAGCCTTATAAATATGGTAATAGATATTTTAAGCTAGATGATAGCGAACCAGATGATACGGAGCTTTTAAAAAATATTGATGAGTATACTAATAAGAATTGGTTAGAAGAAGACGTTCTTATGGAAGAAGGAGATACTCATAATTATGGCTATTATGATAGAGAAGGCAATGAAGTTATTACAGACGTGATAGTAGATGGAAAAGAGGGTAATACTGCTTACACAACTCCTAATGGGGCGGCCGCTAAAGAAATTGCGTATAATTTACATTTAAAAGAATATCAAGATTCATTATATAATTTTATTGACGAAAAAACCGAATATCGCTTATTAAAAGCAGCCCACCCTCATCATACTTATATTGCTGAGCCAATTCCTCGCCAAAAGCTTGGACACTATATTAAGTTATTCTATTGGCAGTCAGAGCAGCAATTTAAAGATAACTCAAAAAAATTAGCAAACCTTTATCCACAGTTAAAATTTGAAGATGGAATTAAGATTGCAAATAGATATGATGAGTTAAGAAGTCTTTGTATAAATGAAGATGAAGAATATGAGTTATATTGGGAAACTTTGAAAATGGCCATTCTTGATAAATACAAGGATTGTAATGTTTTTTCTGAGAAAACTTCTACATATTATGATTCAACTTATACTTATGAAGATTTTGTAGAGAGCTTCTTATATCACCCAATGGAATTTATTACAGTCGATACAGATAAGGAACTTGATTATGGTCAAGATACTTTAAATATCTATAACTATCCTCAATGGATTACAGAAGATTACTTAGAAATCGACCCATCAGCACTTGCTTATGATGAGGATTATAGAACTTATAATAAAACCGAAAATATGCCAGATGCACTTTTCCTTGACACAGAAGAAAGAATTCTTTTTGAGAATCAAAATCCAGATGACTTTTATAAATATAAACCTACTAAAATACTTTACAATGATTCTATTAAAAAAGGAAAATGGTTTAAGTTGCCGCCAGGTTGGAGCTTAATAGCAATTGAACCTATTTCTGATGAGGAATATTGGGGTGGAAAACGTTGGTTAGATGCAAGACCTTTTGATTGGGGCTATGGCGGTGATGAGAATCAGAATCCACGAGAAGTTCAACAGTTATTTAATGGCGTATATGATTATTGCGTTAATAAATTTCTCAAAAGCTCAGAAGATGAGGGAACTTATTATAAAGAAGAAGCTTTTAGTCGAGATAACGTAAATACGTGGTTGGCAAAAGGCTATAATAATGGACTTTTTGATTTAAACGGTGGAAAGAATTCTCCAGCAGAAAAATCGTATATTAATAATGATAATCAGCCAGTATTAGATACAAATACACTTGATGATGAAGATAGAATGAAGATTAGAAATTGGTTCTTCTATTATAAAGAACAAGCGAAATCAAAAAATGATACGTTTGCTTATCAGCTCTATTGTAAAAGAGAAACACAAGCAGAATATTCTTTCTTAAAATTATTATATCGAGTTTGGAATAAAATTTCTCCTTACTATTCTTGGACTGCAGGAAAGGGTGTTTTTGAAGATGGAGAAGATTTGGACGATAGCGGCCGCCCTAAGAGATGTATCAATGCTCATATCTCAGATTGGTGGTATTATGCTTGCAACTATATGTGGGCAAATTTTCCTCCTTTGTATTGGGGACTTGCAGATTTATTAAACGGATTACAAATTAAATATGTTCCACTATTTTATTAAGAGGTGAGAAAATGAGTGTAGTAAAAAAGGAATATGAGTTAAGCGTTTGGAGCGAAACACTTAATGAAAATGGTATTAAAGAAGAACGCCGCGGCCCAATTATTGGAGCACACGACATGACTTTTTTAGGAAAGGCAACTTCCGTTAAATTAAAAAGAGAGATTAAAGGAACAAACACTCTTACTTTTCAAATGCCTTCAAAATATTTTGATTCTAAAATTGGAGAATATGTGCACAATGAATTTTGTGATATAATTTTTAATGAGACTAAGATTAAGTTATATTATATGGACACTTGGTTTGAATTTTTTGTAAAGAAAATAACTGAAACTAAGCAATTCAAAGCAATTATGTACGAATATTCTTGTGAAGATAGTTTTATTGATGAATTATCAAGAACAGGTTATGAAATAGAATTTTCTCAGGATTTAAACAACAGCGTTGAAGAAACAGGCACTTTTACAGAAGATATTTTAGAAGATAGTATTTGGGATTATACACCACAATATAATAGTGGGGATTTTACAGAATATACAGAATAGAGATTTTATAAAATACCATTGTCGTAGTTTGGCGGCAGTATTATTGGTTATCCAATTAATTTAGAAATTACTACAGATGTGTTGTTAGACTCAAAAGGAAAGCCAAAAATTTATTTGACCAATTACTTAAAAGAAAAAGGCTTAGTTTGGGACAATATGTCAGATGCAGAAAAAGAAACTGTATTAAATGATTTATTAACAATTCATAATATTTTTACTAATGAAGATAGATTGCTCCAGTTAGGAGATGACTTAGCAAGAGAAAGAGAAATTTTCTGGGACGCTTATTATGCTGATAATGGAGTTAGTCTTATAGACGAAAGTAGAAAGGTTGCTCTTAGCGGCGATTATATATATGTTCCTTTGGCTGACCTTTCTACTATATCTGGTAGTATTTATGAAGATGCTTATAGTGCAGTAGAAGAACTTGCAAAATATGGAAAATATGGAGATACAGATAGAGGCTATGCTTTACAGCCTTCCTCTGACAATCCAAAAGATTTTGTTTAGTTTATTTTTCTCCAAGATGGAGACGAGTATCATATTGATGAGGCTAATGTTTTAGCAGACAATGATTATCACTATGTAATCCCGATTGAAGATTGGAACGATTTATTAAAGGCTCAACTTCCATCAAAAGGCGGCCTTATTTACTGGACACAATCAAAGCCAACGACTTCTTCTGGTGAAGAGGCGGTCAAATTAACTACAAAATATACGGTTGAAGAAGTTGAAGGAGAGAATATTGGTTATACTACAGATGCAAGACCAGAATCTTCAACGATTGATGACTTTATTTGGTATCCAGTTTATTATGAGGGCTTCTTAGAATCTATTAATGATACTGAGGTCTCAGAGGCAAGAAAAATATCAATTACTGATAGAACGGAATATAATAAAGAGGCAGACAGTTATATTACTGTTTATAATAATAAATCAAGTGATTATAGGAAATTATATACAGAAGAAGAATTAACAGAACAAATTTCTGATAATACGAATGAGTTTAGGGTTTGCTCAAAGTTAGATACAAGACAAATTCTTCCAACTTTAGCAAGAAACATTGTTGATAATGGAACAAGCATTACTGAAACTACTGGTTGGGAGGCAAAAACACAGAATAGAAATAGCGATACTACAACTGGAACAGGCTCTTACTATTCATTACTTGAAGTTAATTTAAAGAGTACCTTGCAAACTAATGCAAGTGAAAGTAGTACAACAGTTGAGGATTTAGATGAATTAGAAGGCACTATAAATGATGAAAGTGTTAGTGATTATTATCTTGAAATTCTTAGCCCTTGTATTAATAAATGCGAAGATTTTTCTTTAGAAGGACAAGTTGAAAAAGATTATGTTTTGAATTTCGGTTTCGCAAGCCAAGAGACTTCCATTGAAAAAGGCAAAGTCTATGCTATGAGAATGAGAACTGGAAGCACTGAAACAACTGGAGTAAAGATTACTTCAAGAGCAGGAAATGGTTCATCAAGTTATTCAACAAATCTTGATACTATTATTAATGATTATGAAACTGCCTATGACGATTATTATACAATAATAACTGCTTTTTCAAAGTCAACGGCGGCCGAAGCAAAAACATATATGGGTAGTGTTTATAAGGATGATATGGAGGATTCTATTAATGCCTTTTATGATTTAATTACAAAATGGCCGAAGGATAGCGATACTCAAAAGACAAATAAGATAAATTTAGTAGATTCTATTTTAAAAGCTATCTTATTTGGCGGCACAGCAAAGATGTGGGTAAATAGCACTTCTACAAGCAGTGGGAGCACTCTTGCTACAACTTCAATAAGCCTAAAGGGCTTAATTCCAGCATATGATTCAAGCAAAACGAACGTTTATCAAAAATTATCAAACATTGCTGTTAAACCAACGACATCTTCTGACGGAACAATATCTTATACAAAATCAGATACTAACTATCTAAAATATTATTTATATACCCATCTATCTTCAGCGGCATCAGCTTCTGTTAGTGCTTATTCTCTTTCATCAGTATCTCAATTAACTAAAACTATAGTAAAGCAATGGAAAACAACTTATATTGCTTATAATAAAGAATTAGTTAAGCGTTTGAATGAGGACTTAGATAAGCTTGTTATTGGAGAAGGTTCAATTGATTTACAAGGAAATTATAGCGTAGATGGTACTGAAAGCAGTGGTAGTGATACTATAAACAAAGGGAGTGGACAGTATATTTCATTTAAGGACATTTTTAATGAAGCTTATTACTATGTTCCTTCAAAAGATTCTGATACTTCAAAATCCTTTATTGAGCCTATGTATCATAATAAATCAAATGGTAAATGGACTTGGAGTACAAAAGCAGGAGCAACTTCTGTAGAAGATGAAGCATTTTTCTTATTTAAAGCAAATCAAAACATTGCTAATCCATATATCGGAATTAAAGTTGAGTCTGGCCCGCTTAAAATAGTTTTTGACTCAATTACTCAGAATACCTATTCATCTACAATTACAGATGGTATTCAAATTAATACTGCAACAAGTATAACAACAACAGCAGTAGAACCTAAATATTGCGACGGAGATTCGATTAAATTGGTTCCTATTACGTCATATACTACTTCAGAAACTTTTAGAAATGCAATTCACTATGATTACACTACAGAAACTTTCACAAGTGTTCCAACAAGTTTTTCATGGAATGATGATTATCTTTTAAGTTCTTCTGGAGCGTGGACAGGGACGACTTCTACAACTTCTCCATTGGTTGATGGAACTTTTCTTAAGAATACAACTAATTCTGGTAGCATTGCCTATTTAGTTTTTGTAAATGGAGAATGTCAAGGAATTATTTACTTAGAAGGAACAGAATAAGGAGGTGAGATTAAATGAGTATTATTCTTGTTGAATAGTCAAATATTGGTAGTTATACTACTACCACGACAACTCCACCAATTAGAATAAATAAGAACAATGGTAAAATAACAAGTGTCCAATATTTATCATATAATCGTAATGTTGCAGGAGACGTAAAAACATTAACAGTTAGTAGTGATAGTTCTTGGTGTGCCTTTTTTATACAAAGTGGAGCTAAATATACTTCTGGTAATGTTCCAACAGCTTTTAATCAAAGTAATTTATGGCCGTTAGTACAAGCATCAGCTAATTCTAATTTAGTATATTTAAATTCACATGAAAATAATAAAGCTTTGGCAATAACTCCATCTCCTACTGCGGCCGAGGCATTATCAAAATTTGTTTGGACTTTTAGAAGCTGCATTACTCCTTTTATAAATAACCGATTCTTTTTAAACAGACCATCTCAATATACGATATGGGGCGTTGTTTGTCTTTTTGGAGTTCCTTTTCTTTTTGCAGCCGATAGTTTTAGTGATTTAATTAGAGAAGATAAATTTACAATAAATAATACTACTGTTGATACTACTTCCTCATCTTATAGTAATTTATGGAACTTAGAATTGTCAACAGGTTTCTATACAGGTTCAGGTTATCAAGTATATAATTCTTCTACTAAAACAAGAAGTTTTACAAATAAAACGACCTATTATATAGGAACAAAAGAATCTTCTGATTCTACTGGCACTTATTTATCTTGCAGTGCAATAACTCAAACGATATCTACAATTTCAAGCGGCGGCTGGACTAAATTTTATTTATTAAAGCGAGCAACAGGAAAAACCAGCGGTGCGTATTATCAAGAAGTTGATAAATTTGGTAGTTTAAAAAATAGTTCAACAAACACAGAAACAGGAGCAACAACATCTACGCCAACAACCACTCAAAATACAGTTGTGCTATCTGACCCTTATAGTAAGGCGGCAAATGTTTCCAGTAGTTATATATCTAATTTTTCTAATTATAAAATCCATTTTATTCCTTGCAATAATAAAAGTGCAAAAGTTAGTGGTTTAAGAATTGATTTTCTTAATGTTTCTGGAACAACCAGCGAAATTTTATACCCTTATGTAAAGACAGAAACGACTATTGTTGATGAAGAGGAAATGTTTGGTCAAATAAATAAAGCAATTTCAAGTTCAATATCAAATTTAAAAAATCAAAAAGATAGTAGAACATACTTAAATTATATTCTAAAAATTGAATCAAAAAGCGGCAATAAATCATTAACGCTTTCAGATTATTTTAAAGATGATTCTAATGTGGGAAAATATAATTTTAATTACTATGGAATTAATGGAACAACATATTCTACTTTAAAATCTGGAATTACTTTTTCTCAATTCCTTTCTGATAATCAAATTAAAATTAGAAATTTAACATAGAGAGATTATAGTGCATCTTTATCATTGGAGCAAGAAAGAAAATCTTTAAATCTCTATAGCTTGGAAATTTTTGAAGCTTATACAAGAGGACATGATTTTATTCAGGAAAATTATACCACTGTTCGTGCAGAAGAAATGAATCCGAATGATTCATCAGAAACTTCAAAAATAATGAGTTTTGATGATAACTACTTTACTTACAAATATACTGGAAGAGATATTGATATTTTCTGCGGCAATGGTAATGTTCAGAACTTTAAAAAGCAATTACCAAATGGTACATCAATAACTGACCCAGTTTATTGTGCACTGATTCATAGCTCTGATTTATTATTAGAATCAGACGTGACCCTAGGAGAAAGCTATGGAATTAGAAACTATTTTATTGAGGCTTTAAAATACCCTAAATGGGAAGACGATACCGCAGATATTAAAACGATTAAATTGGATTCAAATAGCAAGCCACAATATCTATATAAAGATAGCTTTAAAATAACAGATTATATTTCTGATGAAGGTCTTGACGGCACTTTGTACACTGACGATGATATAACCGTTTTAACTTCTAAAATTGATTTAACACAATGTGAATATTATCAGCCTGAAAAAGCAAACTATAGTAATAGATGGTGTGATTGCTCTTATAAGACTGGCGGCGAAGAAGTTTCCACAGAATGTATTTATTAGAAGAGCGGCTATTGTCCTTATCGTTTTGAAACTGAAAAGCATCCAAGACGAATTAGAACATTAGCACAATCAAAATCTAATCGCTTTAATTTAATTCAAGAGCTTTGTAAAGTTTTTGAGTTCTATCCTTATTTCTATATTGAACACGAAAAGAATGGCAAAATTAAGTTAGATGAAAACGGCAATATGAAAAAGCACGTTTTCTATATGACTGAGAAAGGTAGTGAGAAATATTCTGGTTTTAGATATGAGAAAAATTTATCAAGTATTACAAGGACAACAGACTCATCTTCAATAACAACAAAATTATATGTTGAAAGTAATGATTCTTCTACTTCTTCAACAGGCTTGTGTTCAATACAAACTGCAGAAGATAATCTTGGAAAGACATCTTACATATTAGACTTCTCTTATTATACTGAAAAAGGAATGTTGAATGCAGAACAAACTCAAAGAGATATCTATGGAATTGAATCTGGCGACTTTGCTTTCTTACCAAGAATCGGGGCATATAATGATTAGTATGATGATTATTCTAATTTAATTATTACTATGACTGGCGAAGAGCTAACTGATATGGAAGCACAAATTGAAGTTTCTGTAGCTGGAATTACAAGTGCTTTGGAAGAACGACAGAAAGTTGCTCAGACAATGTATCAGTATAAAGTTCAAGCACAGCAGACGGCCGCCGCAAGTTCATTAACAGATTTATCTTCTTATACAACCTCAGATACTTATAAAAATTATGTAATAAAATATCGAGAACAAGCAACAATACTTTGGGGATTAATTGAGACCCTATTCTTCTCTAATAACTATTTTTCATATCCTGTTAAGTTCTATGACAATAAAGGTAAAACAAGTTATAAGTTCTATACTTTTGATTATGATTCTTGCCAAATGATTTCTACTAATGTTGGAAGTAGTAATAGATTAACATGGGTTGCTCATGAACTTAAAACTTATAAGAGTAAGTATTGTAAGGGAGAAATGTTCTGGAGATTAGTTTTAGAAGGGTTTGATGATGGAACTGATAAAGAAGATAGCGATACAGATTTACAATTTGCAAATTGGCAAGACTTTAAAGAAAAAATAGTTGATACTAAACTTTATGAAGTAAATGGAACAATGGGTAAATATAAAAGTCTTTATAATGAAGTTCAATATTGGAAAAGAGAACGAGCAAAAATATTGAATAAAATTAATGACTTAAGCGAGCAATTCTATAAAAAGTACGAGCCTTATATTAAAGAAGGAACTTTTAGTGATAGCAACTATTTAACTGATAATGAATATTATTGGGCAGGAGTACAAGTTCTCGATGATTCTTGTAAACCGCAAGTTAGCTATAATATTTCTGTAATTGATATAAGTCCTTTAGAAGAGTATGCCGACGATTATACTTTTGAATTAGCAGATACGACTTATATAGAAGATATAGACTTCTTTGGAATTAATTCTAAAACAGGATTACCAAATAGAGAAAAAGTTTTAATTAGTGCTATTGATTACGATTTAGACCAACCAAAAAATAATTCAATTACTGTACAAAATTATACCTCTCAATTTGAAGATTTATTCTCATCAATCACAGCATCTGTACAATCTTTAAGTTTCAACGAGAATATTTATAAGAGGGCTTCTAATTTTACAGCAAAACAATATATTGAAACAGATAGCTTACAAGATACTTTAGATATAGGAGATTTAACTCTTTTAGATACAGCTAAAGATAATATTGTGCTTGATGAAAACGGTGCGGAAGGTAATAACATTAATAATTCTTCAAGTCAGTATAAATTATCTGGAGAAGGACTTTACTTCTCAACGGACGGCGGCACAACATGGGATTACGGTGTTGGGCCAGGTGGCATTAATTTAGATTATGCTAAATTTGGTTCTTTAGATTCTTCTAAAATTCAAATTATGGATAGTGATTATATCTATTTTCTTTGGGATAAAGATGGAATTAATGCTTATCGAGACCCGTCAACAAGTACAGAAGGATTAGTTGATTTTGCAAGATTTAATCGCTATGGATTAAGCTTAATTGAGAATAATAATATTCGCTTAAGAGCAGGTTATGAATATAGGTCTAATGCTACAGGAAATAATATTACTGGGGCTTATGATAAAGAATTAGATTTATCAGACCAAAATATTGGTTTTTATCTTTATAACGATAGCGGCCAGCCTATTTTTAAAACAGAAACACGCTCTTCATATGCAGATAGTGAAGATACAGATTATACTGCAAGATTATCTTTAACTGGAGAAATTTTCGTGACGAATAAAGTTTTAGATAGTGCAGATTTAAGTTCTTCAAGTGGTTCAACTGTTGCACAGTTAAGTTGCCAATATATACTGAATTATGAAAGTACTTATACATACTCAGAAGTGGACGAAACAAAAGCAATGAAATATATGTTGCAAAATGACTCTGATTATGTTTTAGTTGATGGAGGAGGAAATCTATATTCACAAATAACAGTAAATAGTAGTTCTACAACAACTTATACTCTTTACTATAAATATAAATTTAATACTGTTGCTGAGGGAGAAGTAGATTATATATTCCTTTATAATTACAATGGCGTATTAATTACTGCTACTGATGAGACTAAAATTAGTGCTGAAAAAGTTTATGGTATTATTAATGGTACAGCCAGTGATGATTCAATTAATGTTTCGTATAGTTCTTCAAGTAGTAAGAAAAGAAACTATTGCGTTCAGAGCGGCGATAATTTAGGTAAAATGGCAGTGTCTACTACTGGAGAAAATTTAATTCTTAGTGGTATCTATGAATCGGCAACATTAGATATTACTAATAGCAATTTAACTCCAAAAACCATTACCTATTTAGCAAACGGAGTTTCTACTTCAACAGAGTTATATGTCTACACAAGCGGCAATCAAACAACATACTGGAAAAATTTAACTTCTGACTATGGTCTTACATCTACTACTTCAAATAGCGATTACTATGCCTCTGAAATTGGCATTTATATTAATAATAAAAAAGCCCTCCACGCAGGAGAAAGCGGCTATGAAGATAGAACAGATACAGGTGATTAGAACATTGCGTCAGACGCAGATGCTACAGAAAAAATGAATACGATTCTCGCTGGTGCAGAAAGAAGTTTCATGATTTCAACTGGCGGTGTTGTGGATAATGCTTTACAATGCAATAACGTATTATCAGTATTAAAGAACGGAGTACTGTATATGGGCGGAACAATTACAGATTACTATGGAAAGCCGCTGAACATTTCAAGTTTATCCTATATGCCAGATGAAGTAAGAATTGCTAATCCTTCAATTGTAATGTCCAATACTGGACAAATGTGGTGTGATTGGAGTAGATTCTATAATACTTATGTTGATGATGATGGAGTAAGACAATATACACTTTATTCACTAACAGACTTAGTTAATGAAATTAATAGCAATCTTAGTAATCTTAGTAGTGGAACTACTTCTGATTCAAGTAGTACTGTTGCAGGTTGGTATATTCCTGACCCAGCAGGCTAATAAATTAAAAAATAAAATGGGTACATATTGTGCCCATTTTTTATAGAGGTGAATTTTATGGCTTATTTTTATTATCCATTGGAGAATTATGTTCAAGGAAAATCTGGTGCTTATTATAATGGAGCAAAGACCTATGATGGGCACGGCATTGGAAAATTAGATTTTCTCGCAAGTCGAGGAGACCCAGTATATAGCATGACAGATGGAACCGTGACGCACGCAGGAAAAGCGAATTCTGGCTATTAGGCAATTGTTATTGAAGCAACTGGCTATGCTGTATCTCCAATATATATTCATTACTGGCACACAGAGAATTATCAATTTGAAGTAGGATAGACAGTTAAACAGGGTGATTTAATAGCTTATGTTGGAGACGATGATGTCTCTGGACAACATTTGCACGTTGACTTTAGAAATGCAAGTATGCAGAAAGAGGAAAAAAACTTTATAGGACCACAATTAAGTAGTTATACAGCTGAACAAAGCGAGGCTATTGA